CACATCAATTCTAATACTAGTTCTTGACGTGTTATCAGGAAGTTTACCAGCATAAATGATTTCACAATCATTATATGGTAATTCTAAAACCTCAACAGGAAACTGATTAACATAAACGGTAAAATTTTCGGTTCTTGTTTTTTTAATTAATTCAAAGTCATTTGAAACTTTTTGCATGTGAGAGAAATACAAATCAAAAGCATCTTCTTTTTTCTTGTACTCATCAGAACGACGTTTTATCGCCAATAACATACGATTTTTTTCGTTATCGTAACTTTTTTTAAGAACTTCTTTATTTGTATTGGTTGTGGTCATATTCTCTGTGTTTGTGAATACAAAGATATAAAAAATTACTTAATTTGCCTCATAATTTCTCGTTTAATATCCTTTTCTTTTAAACTTTCCCTCTTATCGTAAAGTTTTTTACCTTTACCCAACACAATTTCCATCTTTAGTAAACCTCTTTCAGTACTAAAAATCTTATAGGGTACCAATGTTAAACCTTTTACCAATTCTTTTTGTAGTTTAACCAACTCTCGTTTCTTCATTAAGAGTTTACGTTCACGAAGTGGTTCGTGAGTATAGGATTGTTTGTATTCAGGAATGTTCATTCCTTTCACAAAAAGTTCACCATTATTAAAATAACAATACGCATCAACCAATGAAACTTTACCACCACGTATTGATTTAACTTCAGAACCCATTAATTGAATCCCAACAGTAAAAGTATCCTCGAAGAAATATTCGTGACTCACTTTACGATTTACTATGTTGACTTTGGATTTCATAATGCAAATATAGTAAAAAAATAAAAAACCCCAAAAAGTTTCTACACTTTTTAGGGTTTAAAGTTTTCCAACCATTAAAGAAAGGGGGTTTGGCTGTGTATCACATAAATATTCTGTTTTTTTGAAAAGTCTACTTTTGGGTTAAAATTTTCACAATTAATTTGTAAAGTTGGTCATTTTTATCCTCTATTGGTAAATTTTCTAAATTAAAATAACCGCATTCCGTATGTTCTTCACCGTCAGATGCATTTTTTAAATCAGGGTTAATCCTTTTGTCCGTGTCCATTTGAAACACATACATTAACCCTTTATTGTATGAGCCATCCCTATTACTTCTAGTGACAAAACCAACCAAACTTAACTTGTTTTCTAACTTGAGATTAGTTTCTTCGTAAAACTCTCGTTTTGCACCATTCATTGGTGATTCACCATCTTCTAATTTACCCGCAGGTATGGACCAAACACCTGGTAAAATTCCCTCGTTGTTTCTTTTACATAATAAAACACTATCATTATGCTTAACAAGAACACCAACATATCTTTTAACTATTTTCATTCTTTTTGATATTTATGTTTATGATAATAAATATAAATAATAACTCATTTAAAGTAAAATCTGTTTTTACCGAAAAAGATGTACAAACAGGGATGATGGGTAGAAAATTTAATTCTACCTTTAATGGTATGTTATTTTTAATGGATAAAGGTACCCACTGTTTTTGGATGAAGAATTGTATAATACCTTTAGATATTATTTTTATTAAATCAGACAAAATTTCCAAAATACACCATAACTGCAAACCTTGTATGGATAGTGAATGTGAAAATTATTGTGGAAACGGTGATTTAGTTTTGGAATTAGAGGGTGGTACCTGTAAAGATTTAGGTATAAAAGAAGGTGATACTTTATATTTTAACCTTCATTAATCTTATCCTGTAATACTTTAACAAACTCGTTTTGAATCATTTTCGTAAATTTTACGTATGGTGAGTCATCACTTTCGGGGTTGTATTTATATTTACCTTCAGGTGGTCTTTTAGACCTTCCTAAATACCCAAGTCCTGATATATTAGTAATACACTTATGTCCACCACTATTTGACTGTATTAAGTCCCAAGCATTGATTGTTACTTTGTCCAAGATTTCTTTTTCATCTTCACTTAAATCGGTAAATGGTTTATCCATAATTTTACCAATATGAGTTAAAATCTCTTTACCATTATCGATGGTTTTAAAACTATTACCATATAAGGCAACAAAATCTTTAAATGTAAATCCAACCGACATTTCACCAAAACCTTTTGATGATTCAGAAATCCATTTAATTGTTGAAAGTGGTATTTGTCTATCTTTTAATTGTGATTCCCATTTACCCAAAACTTCTTGCGCAATTTCACCTAAATTAACACCTTTTAATTCTCTTTCTTTTTTAAATGGGTTACAAGACGCTTGTACCAAACCTAATGGCCAAGCGATAACTAAAAAGTCAGCGTCTGGGTTATTTTTATAAGGTGTATATCTATCGTAAGAACCTGGTTTCATCATAGAACCACCACCATATTGTACAATAATATTTCCTACGACATTTACATTAGGGTGTGACTTCATTTGTTCAATATACCCCTCTCTATATTTTTGTAATTCTTCAACATCCGCATAACCTTTTTCAATCATAATTCTTTTGATATTCATTACAATATTCAAAAGTGATGGTGTTGACTTCATAACCAACTCTTCAAGAAACCCTGGTTTGTTTTTAAATGCTAATAATAGTTTGTTGGTTACTAAACCTAATGCCATTTTGTTTTTAGTGACAGGTGAGTTTTTGTCTAATTTAAATAAATAATTAATTACTTCATCAACACTAACGTCATTTGCCGCATAATTAGCAGAGTCTACCATGGATATTAATTGTATATCTTCAGGGCTAAAAATATCTTTTGGTGAAACAACTTGGGATATTGTCTCGACATTTGAACGTGACGCTCTAAAAGAGGTTGACTTAGTGTCTTCAGCACCAGCTTGTCTATCATGATGGTCAGTATGAATAACAAACATTGGTTTACCATGTGCAAAGTCAACTAACACAGGCATTATATCTCCTTTAGCATCGTTCTTTTTTATAGCAAACTCTTTATCGCCGTATTGGATGACGTGAGCGTCGACTACTTTGATTCCATTATCTTCAAGATATTTTTTCATAGCTAAAGCGGTTGTTACTCCATCCAAGTCTTGGTGAAAATATATTTCCGCTTTTGGGTATCTTTTAGCTAATTTGTTAATATCTCTTAACCCACTTTCTTTTAATAATTTCATTAAACAACAAATTTTGCGGGTCCACCTAACAATGAACCAATTAATGACATAGCTGCGTCTTGTTTAACTCCTTTACCAATTGACTGACCAGTTCGGTCAGTTAAACTTTGGTCTGTTTGAGTGGGTATCGAACCGCCCATTTCATCGTTCCATAATTGTTGTGCTTGTTGTGTTTTTAGATATTCTTGGTACTTTTCATCAGCATTTGGTACTGAAGTTAATAACTCATCAGGACCAACAAAATTACCTAACCCTAACCAATCTAAAAACCCTAAGTAAAATTTACTTCTTCTCATCAATGACCTTGTCGCGGGATTTCCACCAAAAATTCTTGGTACACCAGCAGCAAATTTTTGTCCTAAAGTAGCGTCTGATTTCATAAACTTAAGCCAAGAATTACCAACATCTTTATAACCTCTAAACATTTTACCTTGGTCTTTAGCCATTTGTTTTAATAAAGTTTCTTTTTCAAGTGCAGTTAATCCTTTTTCTACATTCACTAATTTACCACCTTTCACAACTTCAGATGGTAATTTTAACTCTTTACTAGCCTTTGAAAATATATTTACATATTCTTCTACTGACCTAACTAGTCCTCTACCTAATCCAGGTACTCTTCCTATAGAATTTTTAAGTAGGTCAACTAATTTGCCACCCCAACTTGGTGCCTTTTCAACCATTTTAGCGATAGGACCACCAGCAACTTTGGCGGTTTCCGCAATTTTAGCCGCGTCACCCGCTAATGCCGCCGATTTAAACGCTTTAGTGGCTCCTCCACCAATTTTTAACACCCCAACAACAGGTTTTGCAACAACATCACCAAGATAAGGAATTACAGAAACCCAAGATAAAATTGCAAATAATTTATCACCTTGTCTCCAATAACTAATACCGTTAACTAAATCAACAACCCCCGTTGGGTCAAATATACCAACAATATCCCCAACAGTATTATACCATTTAGACTCATTAATTAATTTTGATTTTTTAGGATAAATGGTTTTTAACATTTCCACAACAATTCTTTTGTCCTTATTAGATAGTTTCTCCCACTTTTCAGACAATATGTTGTTAAATTCCTCCCTATATATTTCAATTATCTTATTTTTTAATTCGTTTTCTTTTAATAAAGTTGCCATACGATATTTTTTATTATAAATATCACGAAAATAAAAAAGAGGACTTTATTTGTCCTCTTCTGTGAATTCAATCTTAACTTGTTTTTTCTCGTTAACAAAATGTTGGACTCGAGCTCTCGCAATTTCTACGTAATTTGGCGATAATTCTATTCCCAACCATCTACGGTCTAAGGTTTCCGCAGCAACCAAACTAGTACCAGAACCCGCGAACGGGTCTAAAACAACATCATTTTTATATGTTAATATTTTGATTGCCTTTGTTGGGATGTCCATTGAGAAAGTTGCCTTAGTTAAAGTCTTCGTGTCTGCAAAATAATTCCATTGTCCAAACACCAAATCAATGAACTCTCGTTTCTGTGCTTCTGTATAGAATGTTTTGTTTCTCATATTACCATTCTTATCTTCAACCTCACCAAGTTCACCAACCCATTCAGGTGTTCCTTTCACTTTCTTAATATGATTCTTTTTATATGCTAATACAACACATTCTTTTGGATTATAAATATATGGTGCTGATGGACTCATCCAAGAACCCCAAGCCGTAGTACGACTTCTGTGTGGTGATTCTTCTTCAAGGTCAATAATCCCGAAGAACTTATATCCAATTTTCTTCATAATCTGCCAAACCTCACTAACTATGAAGACACGACCACCTTTGGCTTGTCGGTTAATCTCGTAAGGAATGTTTAAGGCGATACGTCCATCGTCTTTTAAAACTCTAAAGGCTTCACTCATCCACTTTTCAGTAAACTCAAAATATTCTTCAACCAACATATCATCTTGGTGAACATCGTAATCAATTCCAACTCCGTATGGTGGTGATGTAACAATAAGGTCAACACTTCCCTCAGGGAGTGTTTTCATAACCTCAATACAATCCCCATTAATAATTTTACCAGTCTCTATCATATAATATTTTTAAAAAGTATAGATGATTTTTTACTTAGATTCAACCATGCCATAGGCATCACAATCAATTTTTTCAGTTGACTTACAACCAACCAATGACATTATAAAAAGAATACCAAACAAAATGGTTAGTATTAACATTGAGTAAAACCCAACCTTATGTGAGAAATCAACTTGTTGTTTTGACTTACCTTGCCAGTCCTCTCTATTCCATTCCATTTTATTCATTTTTTAACATGTTCTAATTGGTCTTCGTTGAAAATGTGTAATAATCCATATTCATCCATTTCACCAACCACTCTGATATCACCTTTAATTGTTTTAAAGACCCCAACAATTGTACATGGAAACGAATACCCCTTTGGTTTAACCGCTTTATCACCAACCTTAAATTTTGACTCTTTTGTAATACCCATATCACCGTCAGACAATTGTGGGTCATCCCATAATTCTTTATTTTCCATTTTCTATAAGTTGAATTTTTCTTTCTATATACCAAATAGCTTTTTTTAAGTCTTGTATTTCCTTATCACTACCTTTTTTACCAGCTCTAGCAATATACTTATAAGCATTACCAAGATGGAAATCCAAATTTGTCGCCTCAATAACTTTAATTACTTCATATACATTACCTTCACCACCATAATGTTGTGGGTGGTTCACTTGTTCATTTATATTTGAATTACATTGACAGGGTCCTTTACCCTCA